TTGGCGTGATCCTGATTAACTAGGAATAATTGTGTGTCTGTGGCAAAACCATCTGAACTGTTATCCACAAACACTCTAGTAACAAGTCTGTTATAAACTTTGCCGTGATAACGGAACTCTCTTGGATTAACAAGTACACGACTGTCTTTGGTAATAACCATGTTTAAGTTACTGTCGTTACCGTATTCAACTTGTCCAGGCTGGAAGAATTCTGCCCAGGCATCTGCTGGATTAAGTTTAATAATGGCATCCAACATCGCTGCTTGGCCTTTACTACTCTGTCTCCATTCGTATTCAACTGGTCCCCAATCACCAAAAACAAATTCTTGAGAAGCTGCAACCGTGTCATTAGGTGGGTCACCTGGATTTGTTGCCATACCTAAAATATAACCTATATATTCCAAAGAACCATCAGTCTTTACTGGAGATTTATTATCCCAATCCCAATAATATCTAGCAAAACGGATATCCTGTCTGTCTTTTTCATCAATTGGATGGCTTACTAACCCACGCTTCAAACTCTTGATAAGTCTGGCTCGTTTAGTAGCATCTGTCCAACTATAAACATCGTCCCACCAGTCTGGCTTTTTACCAAAACCCAGCATGTGCCAGGGTGTTAGTTGTGGAGAACTTGTGCCAAACAATACAGTGTACGCACCTTTCCAGTAACCTGGTAGTGTATTGCCAGCGAAGTGTTTTCCAGGATCAATAGTATTGTAGTTCCAGGTTGTCGGGTCAGTGGCGTCATATACAACACCGCCATTTAAATCGCTAACTCCACGCAATAATTTCCATTCGTTAAAGTATCTCTCAACATAACCATCAATGTCACTTAACTTATACCAGGTTGCTAGGTGCTGACTTGGTAAGAACTTTTTATAACTTGTATACTTGGTAATGTCATCAACTACACCATTATAAATTCTTTTTTCTAATTCAAAAAGTGCGGCATTAACTGGATCAAACTCTTTATGATTTACATCCTGTAGAACCCAAAACTTATTGCCTGGTGTTGTAATTAATTCGCCATCATGTGTATAAAAATAACCACTGCTAGTTCCGCCTACAAATGTAGGAATAGTAATGTTGCTTAGTCCAACCTTAGCAAGGCTAACTGGAACATAACTTTCGTCATCCATATTATGATAGTAAACAGTTAGCGTTGGATTACTACTTCCAATTCCGCTAGGAGCACCAACTGTAGTCAAGATAGTAATTTCACTACCATTAATAGTGTATTCGTTGTCTCGTTCTAATAATCTTTCCAACCAAACAGTTTGACCCTGATCATTAACATAACTGCTTCTTAAATAAATGTAAACGTGATCTCTGTGGTTTTCGTCACTGTTAAAAGTAAATCGTGTAGTAAAGGTTCTCCATGCGCTTGTGCTTACATCATCAAGTTCAACAGTCTGATACTTGTCGTAAACACTGTAAACCATATTGCTGTCCTGGTGTAGTGTTGAACCTTTTCTTGTGTTTGTAATCGCCTTTAGCGCATCATTAACTAGATCTTTTACTGTTGTATAACTGTTTGCTGTATACAATCTTTTAATCTGACTGACAAAACGCTGTTTAAAACTCCACCATTCGTTACCCTGATTGTTTAAGGCACTGCTGATATTCATATTAGGATCAGCATAACACAAGTCGTGCATAACACTTACGTCATTGTGTAGGAAAATTTCTCCACCATGATTGCTTAATCTGTTAATTTTATGGTTATTGTTGTTGCCAAAACTTTGTCCGTCAAATCCTGGAATCATTGATATCATACTCTTCCAGTGACTAATTGTTTCAGGAATAGTAAATGTTTCCAGCAAATAGTTTGTTGGGTTATGTTCGTGTACAAGTGGCATACTCCCATTGTAACCATAATCTGTACTGTTTGCTTTGTAGTCAACATCAATGATGTCACCCGCACTCAATAAACTATTATTGATTGTAAGTGTACTATTATAAAGTGTGTATTCGCTAGATTTTAATTGTCTACCGTTAATGTATACTTTATGATAAAAATATGTAGTATCGTCAACAGCAATAATCTTTGCTCTTGTATTTGAATCGTAACCGTACCAATAATAATCGTCAACAGTACTAGGTACTGTAACACTAATTGTTTCATCAAACCCGTCACTGTTTTCATCTGTTCTAACAATTACACCAGAACTAACTGGAATAACATTTCGATTTACGTCAAAAAACTTTAACTGTGTGCTACTATCCAATCCAATTAAATCGTGAATAGTAATTGTACTACCTTTTGTAGCAAGAATATTTGGAAAAGTTTCACGTCTACTATTATACTCATTGTGATTTAACAATTCTAGAGCAGTAAAGTCATCATCACTTTGTTTTACTGTGACAAACTCACTGCTTGTTAACCAGTTGTTTCTTCCCAGTGGAACACTAGTTGAGTTACCAGTTAATTCTGTAACAGTTTGCTGATAGTTTACCCAAGCACCATTAGCATGTGGAGCCGGATTATAGATAAACTGTGTACGATCACTTCTTTTAAATGTTGGATACCCACCAATGGTTCTTCGCTTACCAATACTGTCACCATTTGTTAGTTTAACAACATAGTCGTATTTTTCTGTTATCATAAAGTTTTCAAAAACTAAATCAGCTCTGTTTCCGCTATCTTTATACACTGGAGCAAATCCCAGTTCTTTATCAATCACACCAGTTGGGTTAACTTTATAACCAAATAATTTGTTGCCATTAAATGTGCTTTCAGGATATACTGAACTGTTGTTTAGAATTTTTTCATTTTCATCATACAAACTAAACAACGGAGCCTGGTTAGGTCCTTGTTTATGTTGTCCTAGTACAATATTTGATCCGTTGTAGTAAACGTCTCTAAATTTATATCTAGTAACCAAGTCGCTAGTATTACCGTCCATAATCAAAAGTGTTTCACCAGGACGTAAATTTTGACTATTATATCCAGTGCTTGTTACCGTGTATAATTGATATCCATTTTCCACTACAAAAGTAGCACCCACTGGCAACCCGGTATAATTTGCGATGTCGTCAATAATAAAGTCTACAGGTCCCCACCAGTAAAATCTTGTGTTGGTGACACCTCTCTGGAAAGTAGCATAGTTATACAAGTTTAGATTGGCTTCAAACTCAATAATTGGACGCTTTGCTTGACTGATGCTTGTTAGATAGTTACTAGCAAGAATTTCTGGAACAAATCTTTCCAGTGTTAGAATAACATCCTTGTGTATCCAGTGATTTACTCGACACCAAGCACTGCTAGGAAGGTCGTTCTTTGCTACTACTAGATAGTCTTTCTTCTCATAGGGTAAGACACTACTGTCATAAACTGTAGTATCCCAACCACCAGTTAACGCAAAGGCGATCTCTTTTAAACTTTCAGACAGTCCAAGAGGAATAGGACTTCCAGTACTTGCTACTAGACTTGGATCAATAATAGTAGTTAAAATAAGTTCACCACTTGTTACACTACTTTCTACATAAAAAATTCTTTCCTTGTCCAGTGGGTTACTAAATGTAAACGTAGCATCAAACTGTACTACCATTCCAGTTACAAGTGGATCCCAGCCATCTTCATTTGAACTCCAGAACAACAATGTTGGATCTGGATCAACTGTACTAAACAAACCAGGGTTAGTTGTTTTATTTTGCCAAACATAATTATGGTCAGCAATAAGTTCAAAAGGATCGCTAGTACCCGCTGTACCAGTACCAGCATAATTTTGCCCAACTCTGGTGTCCTTGAGTACACCGTTGTTGGCATATCTGCTAAATGTTACAATGTTACTTGGATCAAAGTAACTGCTGACTTCATCTTTGTATGTTGTAGCATCTGGAAAACGTGGACGGTTGTTTTCGTCTAGATATTCTCTGATAAAAATTTGTACGCCAACACCAGTTACAAGATATGTTTTACCAATAACTGAACTGTCATAACCGCTTTCAAGTTTAATTAACATTCCATCCTGTAAATCAAATGTTCCGTTATCGTCACTAAACTGCCATACGCTTTGCTGTTGTACATCTGTTAAAAAGTCTGTGCTGTATGAAATGGCAGCACCAGTTAGTGTTACTGTATCTCCTGTGCTTGGTATAGTGATTAAACTTACTTCTGTACCAGTACTGGTATAGTCTGTATTAAGTGTTAGTATAACGCCATTTAAACTAACATCAGTAATGGTTCTGCTGTCAGCAAAACTAAAAACGTATCTTTCATCGTTACCAGCAAAATCTCTGGTACCATCATTATAACTTCTGTATACTGGCATTTCTGGAATCCAGTAATAGTTTAAATGGTTTAAAAATTTATCTTCGCTGATAGGTGGTTCGTATACATAACAATCTGAACTGTATGCACTGTTGTAGTTGTACTGGTTAAAATTACTGTTAACGCTGTTAGCAATGTCATCAAAAGTTATTTTATTAATAACTTCTCCGCTGATATCTTTTGTAACAATAGCAGGAGTTAAACCTAGTTTGTTTGTGGTAAGATACGTTTCATCTTTTTTGTTACGATATTTTCCGTGCTTGCTACCAATAAACGCATCAACATCCTGTAAGTCGCCTTTGCGGACCATTTGATCCAGTGTAGCATCTAACCATTTTTGATTTAAGTCTGTATTAAAAACACCCGGCAAGTACTCGCTGGTTTTAATATTATTGGTTTTGTACTTACCTACTCGCTTCTTGTTTTCGGTAGCCTTGCCATTTGCGTCAAATTCTGCCATTTACATTTATCCTGCCTTGATATTTGTTTGTGTAATACTCTGGATAATGTCTACATCTTCCACACTTACATTTGGTATAAACAGTTCATCACTTGTTGGTGTAATCTGGAACAAGTCACCAAACACACTGTCCTCGCCAAGAGGAACAATAACAAAACTGCTGATAATACCAGCCATTTCTTTATGTACATAGGCTGCTAGTTCTGTAAAGTAGAATGTTTCTCCAAAATCCCAGTTGTTAATATCAAAAAATGTATTAATATTTTCTACAACTTTACTCTTGATTTCGTTGTCAGTATATCTAGTGCCAGCCATTTTAATAACTCTAAACTTAGCTCGTAAGTTGCTTGGTGCTTTTGTACCAAACAATACCTTGTATCCCACTGGACGATATACAATACTGTCGCTCATTGCCTTTTTGCTGATGTTTTGGTTGAAACTCTGGTTGAGTTCGTCAACTGTTGGCGGCACTGGCTCAGATAAATCGTTACGCTGATCTGTTAACCAACTTCTAAATTCTGTATCATAAGTGTTTGTTAACACAAACACATCAATAATATTAGTAAAACTTGGATCAACCAGTTGATTTTCTGCTGGAACGTGTGTCCATTCAAAACGCAAATCTGTTAGTCCATTTCCACTAATAGCAGTAAAACTTTCTGGATTATCTGGTCTGTCATCTTTTGAGTTATCAATTAAACTTAGAATAACTTTACTATTATCGTATAAACCAAACTTGTCTCCGTCTGTAGCAAATTCATAACCATAAACATAGAAACTACCAGCAATACTATTGCTTGTGCTAATCTGTGTAATATCAATCTTATCTCTGCGTTTCTTTTTACTGTTTTCGTCTAGATAAAACTCATTAGTCAAGTTACTGAATTCAATTTGGCTACTGCTTAGTGTGTATCTTACTACACGACTAGTAATTGTCCATTTATCTATACCGTTGTCATTTGTGTACTCAACATGAATAATCCAGTTATTGTCGTAAACATCTAAACTGGAATTGCCACTAACAGTTCCATCAATTTGTGTTAAGTTATAATCTCTTGTAAATGATGTAGGGAATGCAGCATTGTAGTTTGTGGGATATGGATCCTTGCGGATAATATCCCATTCATCATTGTAGTAATCATACTTAACAGCAAAAGGTACTTTTCTATTCAAGTATGAAATAACTTGTGTTCTTTCACCCTGGCTGAAGTTTCGATTGAATACTGGAAATACTTTTTCAAGAATAGCACCAGTTGGTACTACCGCATCAAGTTGAATGGCTCCAACATTACTTGCTGTTAAGCCAGTTGGTTGACCGCCTGAGTTATCTACTCCTAAACCATTGGCAAATATTTTTGTAATTCTTGCCCAGTGGTCCGTACCATTTAAACTAAATTTACAAATGCTACCAACTTTAACATACTTTAAGTATGTAACTGCGGTGGCGCCAGTTCTGTTAATAACAACGTTCTGGTTAATAAAATAACCAGCACTGATATCACTATTTGGTCTTTGCCAAATCATTAAGTCGCCAATAATAATTCTATATCCAGTTGGTACTGGTGTACCACCACTGGTTGCTGTAATAGTTGCTACTCTAGTACCAGTATTGTAACTAACTGTATAGTTGTTTGTTACTTCAACACCATCAGTGTCTAAAATAGTTGTGAACGCATCAATACCGCTTGCTGAATAACTAAAGGTAGTTGTAGTGGCGTCTCCAGCGTATTCTACATAATAATCATCTTTAAGATCATCAAATGTCGCACTGTACTTGTCATAATATAAATTAATTAATTCATCATCATTTAATAGTGGTTTAAAATACTTGTCAAATACTGTTGTAGCAGTTAATCCACTTGGAATACTTTGCTTGATTTTTTCTTCTTTTGCTAGTGTACCATCAGTAGCAAACATTCTAACATTAGTATAAGCACCAGTTGGATCGTTAAAGTCTACATAACGACTGTGTCCGCTGTGTGTGCGGTTAACACTTTTTAGTTTAGTAATAATGTCGCTTTGTGTCAACAAATAACTGTTATAATCCTGGGCAGTAATCATTCTGTCCTGGCTACTGTATACTAGCGGAGCATTTGTTTTAATATCATCTAAACTTTCACTAGCACTTGCGTTGGTGACACTTTGCCTTAGTTGTACACTCATAGTTGCTGTATAACTGTTACCATCGTCACCAATATACTCGATATTAATTCTCTTGGTACCAATATCGTCTGGACGCAATACATAAGTGTCATTTAAACCAGTACGATACCAAACACGAATAATATCTTTTGGCAAGTTGCCAAAAGCACTGTCAGCAAACTGTATGCTTACTTGATTGTTTTCTCTGGTTTTAACTGCGTAAATATCTCTTACGCCAGCATCAATAGCATTGTAGATAGCATTACTGCCTGAAGTATTTTCTACCTGAGTCCAGTTCTTTACCACCATACCAGCACTGTCAATAGTTTGTACCCAAACATCAGTGTTATTAACATTATCTGCATCAACATCCAGTGTCATGTTGCTGATTGGATCGTCAATGTTAAAGTCCTGGAATTGTAGACTACCTTGTTTAAATCCAACAAAGAAACCAGTGCCGTCACTTGTAACACCTTTACCATCATTCTGATATACTACACTAAACGCACCAGTTGGATTTGGGGTGTTTTCTTTAAAATCTTTTTGTACATTATTGTAATCTAAACCAATGATATCAAAACTTGTTTGGCTACCTTGTGCTACACCAGTAATATCAAAGTTGATCTGGTTAATAGCATTGTTTAGATTGTAAAAACTTGTAACTTTACCGCCAATAGTTGCTTGTTTTCTCGGACTACCAAACGGGTTAGTAGGAGCAAAGACAGCATTCATAAGAGTGTTAAAGTTATCAAGGTTATCAATACTTGTAATACTTTCAAAACGAACTTCCTGATTACCCAGGTTTTCACCATTGGCACCAATTACTGCTTCATTTGTTTTAATACTGTTGACTTTTAGCAATCCGCTAGCAGTCACATTTCTGCGTGGTTGGTAACCCAAAAAGTCAGCAAGTTTAAGAACACTGTCTTGCCTTTCTGCTGTGCTTAAAAAGTTGTTGCGACTGTTTAAGTCTACACGAAACGCTAGGTTGTGTCCAAACATAGCAATAACATCGAGGAGTGCTACAAATTCTGCGCTCTCAACCCAATCATTATAACTTTCAGCATAGTTGTTCCTAACATAGGAAACCATGCTTTCTCTAATACTATCAAAGTCGTATGCTTGAAAGTTTGCGTTAACGAAAGATTCATATACTGCTGTATAATCTTCTGCCGCAAATATTTTACTTTGTCTTACTTGCTGTGCCATAATTAAATAAACTCAATCCCGTTTTGCGCTTCAGCATCGAACTTTAGCTCTAAATCTGTTGGAGTTTTAGTTGGCTCGTACATCAATTCTATTCTTACTGTTACCAAATGATCATCATGATTAACACGAACTGATCTATCGGTTAATGTAAACCTAGGATCATAACTTACTACGTTAAGCACGTCATCATTGATGAGATCCATAGTGGCTTCATCTAACGGTAAAAATACATAATAAGGCAAATCACTACCAAACTGTGGATTAGTAAATTTTTCGCCTTTTCTAATAGCGAAATGATTTGCTAAATCACGCTTTGCCAGTTCAATACCCGTTAATCCTGTAACGTTTGTACTTTCAAGTGATGTATATCCAATTATCTTTTCCATATAGATATTTATCTGAAAAAATCACTGGTTTTCAATTACACTATGAACTCATTAAACTTTCTTGCTTGTGGAAAAGATAGGGTTCCCAATCAGGGTGAATGTTAGTATATTGTAGGAATTTTGTGCTTTTTGTATTGAGTTGATAGTAACTTGGTTGTACTGGAGGGTTGATGGGTGTTATAGTTGTTTTGTTGGACTTGGCGGTATTACATTTTCTACATGCGGTGGTACAGTTTGTCCAGTTTGTTCTGCCACCGTGACTCCGGGGTACCACATGATCTATAGTTAAGTCGCATTGCCGGAATTCTTCAAAGCAATATTGACATCGGAAATTATCCCGAAGGAACAAGTTACGACGAGTAAACTTTGCCAGTGGCGGTAGTTTGTGCCAGCGTTTAAGCATAACAATAACA